CTTTCACTGGTTTAATCAGGAAGGTAGTCAGGTCAGTTGCAATGTCGTTAAGGTTTGGTATGATGCAGTTATTCCAAGCGTCTTTTTTAGCCTCCTGCATATTATTGTAAGTTGACCCGGATTTATCATTCAGTAACTCTGTCGGGAATCCGTACACGTTACACAGCACCCTGCGCCCCTCTTGAGTTGAGTTTAATATGTTAAGGTCAACCGGTGAGATACCAAAATCCAGCTTCCCAAACTCATCAGGAAATATAATCGGCTTTCCTAAATTGGCTTTTTTCGTTGCGTCCTTCATAATATCACCAACCTCACGCCGCTGTTCAGGCGTCAGGCGGTCCATTATCGTCGATGCTTTCCTGTACAGAGCGTATGGCGGTGACTGATTCTCAAACTGCTTCAACTCTGTTAATTCTGCCTGGTTCTGCTTGCTGACGGTTTCTGCCGCCGCCCGGAGTGGTGATTGTCCGTAGAGACTGCCCTGCTCACCGAACAATGGATTGAAGAACTTTGCATGATATACCTCGTCGGTTGAGAATGTCACTGACGTGTTGGTTGTAAGTCGGTATCCGCCAACTGGTCTCATCCATGATTCACCGGCAATAATCTCCACGTTATTTGAAGGCATCAACCATAGTTCGATAGCCTTGCCACGGTTTACTCCGGATTGCAGCAGTGGTTTGTACCAATACGAGTTACCGCAGGATAGTTTATAAATCAAATGGCCCTGAATGAAGTCTGACATTTTCATCGTAGGATTAGCGTCTACCTGGAAAGCGTTCAACTCGTGGCCAGTGACCTCAATCCATTTACCGGCTTCGATCTTATACAACCGCAACACAGCCTGACTTCCCATCCTTAGGATCCGGTTAATAATCGAATACACATCTGCATTACCTGAATATCCCTGCTTGATATACGCTGTCGGATTGTCCTGCATGACCGTTGCAGTACCTGATCGGGTCGATAGTTCGTAGAGTGCTTTTAGTAGCTGATTGTTTATCGGGTCTGCTACCTGATCGTATGACTTACGGTTGAATGGCCACATAGTATAATTTTTTTATAAAATTAGTAATTAATTGCATACGATTCTCGTTTTCCTATTTCTGCCAGATTCAACGACAACGAATAGCGGATAGCGTCAATCGAGTGATTCTGGAAGTCCTTAGGCACGTTTACGAACTTACCGTCTTTTGCCTGCTGCCATTGGTAATACTTGTTTTCTTTGCGTATGTTTGTGGATCGTCTGGTGATAATCACTTTCGATCTTCTAAGGGTGTCAATCCCGGCCAATATCGACCCTTTACGCTTATCCGCCCCAATGGCATTGATTCCAAACCGGCGCAGCTCTTCGATAGACTTTGGTTCTGCCGAGTCGCAAATGACCAGTTCCCTATTGTACCCTGCGTCTTTAAGCAGTGCGGCTATATCGGAATTCGTCAGCCCGGACTGGTAGCATATCTCATCTATGTAGATTCGCTCGTTGCCCTTCAGTACTTTTACAATTGCTGTCGGGTCGTTGGTGTAACCAAAGTCTAGCCCATAGACAAATCCGTCAACTTCAGGGAACTGGTCAACCTCATCCCAAGTCTGGAAGATCCGCCCTTCAGTCAGTCCGCCCCACAGTCCCAATGCGTAGATACGGTGATAATTCGGGTCGATCTTTGCATATGATTCCAATTCGAGCTTATACGCCTCATCAATGAATCGGTTATCTCTGTACGTGGTTTGAATTATCGTTGTCCGCTCACGGATTTCTGGCGTATCGAAGAAGTGCGATTTAATCCAGTGGTCCTCATCAATTGGATTGAACGTCAGGGTAATTTGCAGATTGTCCCTACCACGGACACGGAGATTCAACTGGTTGAAATCATCGCGGGACAGCTCTGTTGCTTCCTCTATCCACACCCTTGTTATTCCGGCAATGGATTTGATCTTCTCAGGATCATCGAATCCTTTGAAAAGCATTTCAGACCCGTTTGCCCACGTGATATGCTGATCTGACTTATTGTGTGAGTAGATAGGTTGCAGCCCCCATTGATTGGCTATTGAAGTAACCAATGAAACAACTGAATCTTTCAACGTGGTTCCAAACTTACGGATTACCAGAACCTTTTCGCGGCCTTGCAGACATTTGCTAATTTCAAACTGAGCCTGAGAGAATGATTTACCAGATCCAGCCGAACCATACGAGACGACAAATCTGGATTTAGTTTCTGAAAGTTGAGATACTAAATCATTGGTACATGCTTTGTCAATATTAACCTCGATCACGATTGAAGTTATTGGTGCGTTTTGAACATCCCAGCCACGTGGCCAGTGCGATACAAAATAGTGTTCCTGTGATATATGCTATCATATGCTTATAAGTTTTCCCATGCTTCAACTACCTCAAACTCAACTGCCGTGCCGTAATACTTCACATCACCCTCAAAGGTCATCAGCGGCCAGCAGGCATAGACGTCCACCTGTATCAATGTATCCTTTGGAATGGATACCTCAAGCGTATTGCCTACGATAGTGGCTGGATAGGAGTGAATCGTCTTGTCAGGCCATCTCATTTCGATAACATGAGTCAGGGCATTGGCCAGCAGTAGCCCGTTATCGAAGGTTATGGTAAATGATAGATCGATGCTTTGGTTCTTAGTGTATTTCATCGGTGTATACGTTTGAGTGTATGTTTGATTCTGATACTATTGATGAGATGTGTGATTCAGTCTGTATAGTTTCTGTTGCGGTTAACGATCCATTACTTTGAGACGTGAGTGATACTGGAATTCGCCTGATAATCACGTGCCCCAGGTCTGATAACATTTGATGAACGTTGGACTGTATCTCAAGTTCTGCCAGTACAATAATAGCGATATTATCTGAGATATGGGTATGGGTATTGTCGCTGGCTTGCACTATGTGAGTCTGATTAACGTTGATTGAATCAGATTGATGAGCGTGGACATTATCGGCAGGTATCAGATTAACTTCTTGCCCCGGCACAATCTCTGTTATTACAATGCCTCCATCAGAGAGACTGGAGTGAACGTTTGAGTTTACAGATAAAACGTGTACCTGAGTACAGTTAGCGTTGTCAGATATAACGCTGTGCAGATTCTCCTGAACTCCGATAGCGTGGACCTGCGTCGGTGATACGTTATCCGATAGATGACTGTGTATATTCTCATTTGTCTGGATTAAATGAAGTTGAGTAACGGCTGGCGTATCAGACAAGTGCGCATGAACGTTTGCATTGATGGTTAGAGAATGTACCTGTGTGATAGTTGCACTATCTGCCACGTGTGAGTGGATATTCTCGTTTACTGCCAGGTTCTGAAACTCAGTCAGGATCAGCGCGCCGTCAGATAGGTGCGAGTGGACGTTTGCCCCGGCAGTAATGGAGTGTTGCTGTGTTACGTTGACATTGTCAGATGCGTGCGAGTGGACGTTGTCATTGACTATCAGGGAGTGGATTTGAACCAGCGCGAATGTATCAGACAAATGAGCGTGTAGGTTATCCCCGGCAACCAGATTAATCGCCCCGGCTTCCTGAGTCAGCACAATACTGCCATCAGCGATATGAGCGTGCATGTTATCTGAGGCGGTCAGAACGTAAATCTGGGTAATATCCGCGTTGTCTGATACGTGTCCGTGCAGGTTATCTGCCGGGACCAGTGCAGTATCAATAAGTGGTTTGAGAGCGACAAGGAAGGCGTGTTTTACTGTGGCACTCGCTCCTGCTGTTGCGTCTTTATTCCCTGATGCTGTTGTTGTGGTATAGGCAAGGTCGGCCAGATTCAGCGCATTATTGGTATTGAGTTGCGTCTGCCGTGAGTTCATCCCTGAGGGAGCGGTTATCCCGATAGTCCCCGCTAAATAGTACCATCCACCAAACACAAAGAACCCATCCTCAATGGTTGGGGTAATAGTTGCCCCCCTGATGATGGTTCCGGCGGTGACATAGGCCGTATTAGATGAAACATCAACCGGACTTCCCGAAGCAATACATCCCCTATACAAACCAATAGCGGCATTCATCTGCGTTGCCGACGCACTACTGATTGTGTAATTTCCTGATTCCGAGGCGCACCGCTTGTAAAAAATAGCAGTCAGATAACGTGTCGATGTT